ATGAACGCCGCCAGATCAAGAAACGAATGCTTGTGGCTAAGCAGGAGTATGAACAAGGTCATACTAAGAAGCTGGAGAATGAGATCACGACGCTGGAGAACCAGCAGATGGCGATCAAGATCCTTATGAACAGCTTGTATGGCGCTCTTGGCAACAACTACTTCCGCTACTTTGATAACCGTGTAGCAGAAGCGATTACTACATCTGGTCAGCTTTCGATCCGTTGGGCTGAACGGGCAATCAACAAAGAGATGAACAAGCTGCTCGATACAGATGAAGTTGATTATGTCATCGCCATTGACACAGACTCTCTCTATGTTAACATGAAGCCAATTGTCGAGAAGTTTGATCCAAAGGATGCAACGAAGTTTCTTGACAACATTTGTTCTAAGCACTTCGAACCAATTCTTGAGAATGCATACAATGAGCTTGCTAGCAAGATGAATGTGTATTCTAACCGCATGGAGATGGCTCGAGAAGTTATCGCCAACCGCGGCGTGTGGATCGCTAAGAAGCGTTACATTCTCAACGTGCAGAACAACGAAGGTGTTCAGTATACGGAACCGAAGCTAAAGATGATGGGTGTCGATGCTGTGCGCTCGTCGACTCCTCAGATCTGTCGTGATAAGTTCAAGGAGATCTTCCGAGTGGTCATTGACCAGGGCGAACAGGCAACTCAACAGTTTATTGCAGACTTCCGCAAGGAGTTCGCTAAACTCGAGCCGGAGGAAGTATCATTCCCTCGTGGTGTTCACGACCTAGACAAGTGGGGTGACAGCAAGACGATCTATAAGAAAGGCTGTCCGATTCACGTGCGTGGAGCTCTGGTCTACAACCACATGATCAAGAAGCTCGGACTGGAAAAGAAGTATGAGCTGATCCGTAACGGTGAGAAGATCAAGTATTGTTATCTGAAAATGCCCAATGGTATCAAGGAAAACATAATTTCTTATCCCCAGAATCTTCCAAAAGAGTTTGACCTTCATCGTCATGTCGACTATAATATGCAGTATGACAAATCGTTTGTCAGTCCACTCAGCCACCTGCTCGACGCTGTACAGTGGGAAGCTGAGCCGACAGCTACACTGGAGGATTTCTTTTCGTAATGTATTCACTGACTGTGTTCAAATCACCGAGATGGTGGGAGGAACGGCAAAGATTTGTATATGATAACAAGACTCACCGCCGCATGGATTTTGAGACATGGGAGCGGTTTGTTAGCTTTCTTAAGAAGCTATCACAAAGGCCACTGGAAGGTAAACAGGATGCAGAGCTTATTTCGCCGGCTATATTTAAACGTGACACTACTCGAGCCAATAAGAATGTATTGGCTTGGGGAAGTTGGGCTGCTATTGACATTGATGATCATGACATTGAAGGAGACCTAGAGAGTGATCTTCGTTCACGTTTTGGTGATTGGGATTACGTTGTGTATAACACTGCTAGCAGTACGAACGATTTACCAAAGTTTCGAATCGTATTTAGACTTGATGAAAATGTACCGGCGGATAGTATCCGCGCATTCTGGCATGCGCTCCAATCCGAACTTAACAATCTCGGAGATAAACAATGTAAAGACCTTTCAAGAATGTATTATATCCCTGCAACGTATGCTGGTGCTTTCAACTTCTTTTTTACTAACAGTGGTCGTCCTGTGGATGTTCAACGTCTATTGGCTAAGTGGCCATATGACGGACGAAAGGATTCCAAGTCCTTCCTCGATCGACTCCCAGACGCTTGGCGAGAGCAGATAATTGAGCATCGCAAGTCTAAACTAGATAACACTGACGTCACGTGGTCAAGCTATCATGACTGTCCGTTCTGGCCAAAGAAACTTGCGACTGAGTATCTAACGATCTCAGCGTCAGGTTGGTATCGTCAGATGTACAGAATTATGATCGCAATAGCAGGTAGCGCGGTCTCAAAAGGATATCCAATTACGTCCTCACAAATAGTTGATCTGTGCCGGCAGTTCGACATGGAGACTGGTAATTGGTATGAGAATCGTCCTATGGACGTAGAAGCAAACAATGCACTTGAATATGCATATAAAAACAGCTACACTGGAGAGTGATTATGAGCTATAGAACAATTTCGGTAGATGTTGATGTCTATGTCGATGAAGTTTTGCACGACATTAGTGATCAGGAGTTGATTGATGAAGTTAAGTCCCGCGGGTACGATCTCGTTGATGATGTGGATGAAAAGCAGTCTGAATTACTAACAGACGAAGAGAAAGACTGGATCTGCTATATGATTCTCAAGCTAGCTCAGCTTGACTTGGGACCTACGTACGATAACAATGTGTCAAGATCGATCTACGACAAGTTGAGAAAGAAGCCTGTAAACAAATGAAGATATTGATTGTTGGCCATGGATTTGTTGGCAAGGCGGTTGACTATGGTTTCAGTCACCCCAGTGTAAACAAGACAATTGTTGACCCTAAATATGGAACATCCGTACGTGATGTTAATCCATTAGATTTTGATTGTGTCTTTGTCTGCGTGCCCACTCCTATGGGCCCAGATGGTTCTGTTAATGCTTCGATTGTTGGGGATGTTCTGCAGAAGCTGAGAAAAGTTAAAGACGCTCCTATTGTTATCAAGTCAACGCTGCCTCCAAATATTATCAATGTGTGGAAAGATAGAGACAATATAGTCTACAATCCCGAGTTCCTCACGGAGAAGTCTGCAGCTGAGCAGTTTGTTGATCCCCAATTCCATATCTTTGGCGGTGTTAAAAAATACACTAGACAAGTTCAGTACATATATGAAAACTATAGTTTATGTAATATTGTTCACTGTTATCATATGACAGCCGCAGAAGCCAGCTTTGTTAAATACACGATCAATAGCTTTCTGGCCATGAAAGTTACATTCTTCAACCAGCTGTATGATGTCGTCAGTCAGACTGATGCTAACTTCGCCACGATTATTAAAGTTGTTGGCATGGATAAGCGGATTGGGCCAAGCCACACTAAGGTTCCTGGATTTGATGGCAAGCAAGGATATGGAGGGGCGTGCTTCCCCAAAGACACTTCTGCGTTTGTTAACTACAGTAAACGCTTGACATTGTTGGAGAAAGCTATTACAATTAACAATGAATACCGCAAACAATATGAACTAGATGACCGAGAGAGGGAACAAAATGTCGATTATGGACAAACTCAAAAAGAACAGTAAGATCAAGACGACAGATATTCTTGCTGAGTCAAAATTCTTCAATGAGAAGGATATGACACCAACCAATGTTCCTATGGTGAATGTTGCGTTGTCCGGGTCTGTCGATGGTGGCCTGACTGCGGGGCTGACCGTGCTTGCTGGTCCATCTAAGCACTTCAAGACCAGCTTTGCGCTGTTGATGGCCGCCGCATATCTAGAAAAACATAAAGATGCCGTGATGCTGTTTTATGATAGTGAATTTGGTTCTCCGCAGAGCTACTTTGAGCAGTTTGGTATCGATGTTGCTCGAGTGCTTCACACTCCCATTGCCAACGTCGAAGAGCTGAAGTTTGATATGGTCTCTCAGCTGGAACAGATCGAGCGTGGAGATAAGGTTGTCATCGTTATCGACTCGATTGGTAACCTCGCGTCGAAGAAAGAACTCGACGATGCGCTCAACGAAAAGTCTGTTGCGGACATGTCTCGCGCTAAGGCACTGAAAGGCCTGTTCCGCATGGCGACTCCGTATCTGACGATGAAGAACATTCCAATGATCGCTGTCAACCATACATACAAAGAGATCGGGCTGTTCCCCAAGGATGTTGTTGGTGGCGGCACGGGGATTTATTACTCAGCAGACAACATCTGGATTCTCGGCCGTCAGCAAGATAAGAAGGGCACTGAGATCCAAGGATATCACTTCGTAATTAATGTGGAAAAATCTCGTTATGTTAAAGAAAAGTCTAAGATTCCTATTACTGTTTCCTGGGACGGTGGTGTTCGCCGTTATAGTGGCCTTCTTGATGTGGCTCTCGCTGGTGGCTACGTTACTAAACCTTCCAACGGGTGGTATTCTTCAGTTGATAATGAAACTGGTGAACTTGGCCCGAAGGTTAGATATGATCAGACTCTAGAAAAAGACTTCTGGGATCCTATCTTCGAAGATACCGATTTCAAAGAATTCATTAAGAAACAGTATTCAATCGGCCATCAGTCATTGGTTGATATGGATGAAATTGTGGAGGACTCTCAATGATTAATTGTATTATGTTAGCTGGGCTGTTTTACATTGCAGGTGAAGACGCCCGAGGTAACCCTTTCATCGTCAATCTCTACTCAATTGAAGCGGTCCACCAGGTAGAAGACCAATCTATTTTTACGTTAGGCAGCGGGCAACCGGTTGCGGTTGATCTACCATTGGTTGATGTGGCGATTACAATGGACTCGTGTCTCCAGGTGTTTGCTGATAATCTCTATGGTGAAGATCAATGATTGATCTGAACAAAGTATCGGAGGGGGTCGATTACAACATCGTCCCCCACACGCAAGAAGAAGAAGTGTGGGCTGTTGAAATCATTAGAGGTCAGTATGAAGGGATCGGCCTGATATTTGAAGAGATCAAATTCGATCGCACATATCTGTCATTTAAATTAAGTACAATCAGCTTGGAAGATGGTAGTGCTGTTGAACAAGACGAGCAGCTGAAAACGTATGCAGGTGATGTGATTGAAGATATTATCAAGAATGCGATTGCCAATGGTACGATTGATCTAAGTGAGAGTGAAGATGGTAAAGACAGCGATCAGTAAGCAGTGGGTTGAAAACCAGGACTATGAATTAATTCCCCGAGACGACAACGATTGGCACGTTCGTGTATTGACGGGAGAGTTTGTTGAGTGTATAATCAGGTATGGTAACGTTCGATTTGACGAGCAGAACGCGACTATGCATTTTGACTTTACCGTTATTGAATCAACGGATGAATCGTTTGATAACGAACATCCTGAACTTCAGAAAGTTGCCAGCCACATTCTTCACAGCATTCTAATCGGGGCATTGGATGAACATAACACTTGAACAAACTATCCTGCGCAATCTTATTGTCAATGACGACTACATGCGCAAGGTGCTACCTTTTGTCAAGGTAGAATACTTCCAGGGCGTATACCAACAACTGTTCAAGGAAGTAGGCAAGTTTGTTGGCAAATACAACAGACTTCCTACTATGGAAGCATTTAAGATCGAGCTCGATGACAGCACAATGAGTGACGAGCAGTATTCTCATGCAATGGAGATTCTGCCAAGCATCTTTAATGAGGATCAGGTTGATCAGCAGTGGTTGCTTGACACTACAGAGAAGTGGTGTCAGGACCGAGCAATCCACATTGCGGTCATGGAAGGGATCTCTATCATTGACGGTAAGCATTCCTCTCTGACGAAGAATGCGTTGCCGGACTTGCTGCAGAAGGCTCTATCGGTTTCCTTTGACACAAACATCGGCCATGACTACATTGACAATGTTGAGCAGCGTTATGATTTCTACCATGAGCAGGAAGAACGTATTCCATTTGATCTGGAATACTTCAACAAGATCACCAAGGGCGGACTTCCTAATAAGACTCTGAACATTGCTCTTGCTGGCACTGGCGTTGGCAAGTCGCTATTCATGTGCCACGTGGCAGCTGGTGCTCTCGTCCAGGGACGCAATGTGCTGTATATCACTATGGAGATGAGTGAAGAAAGGATTGCAGAACGTATTGATGCCAACCTGCTAAACACGCCGATTGACCAGCTGGAAACGCTGACTAAGTCAATGCTTGTTGATAGGGTTAATGCGATTGCAGAACGGACTAAGGGCAAGCTGATCATTAAGGAGTATCCAACCGGTCAAGCAAACAGTGCTCACTTCAGATCACTTCTCAATGAATTGAAGCTAAAAAAGAACTTTGTCCCAGAAATCATCTTCATTGATTACCTAAATATCTGTGCTTCATCTAGGATGAAAGCAATGGGAGGGTCAATCAATTCCTACACTTATATTAAGGCTATTGCCGAAGAGCTTAGAGGCTTGGCGGTTGAGTTCAATGTGCCGATCTTCTCAGCGACGCAGACTACGCGTTCGGGTTACAGCAATTCTGACCCGGGTCTCGAAGATACGTCAGAGTCTTTTGGATTACCAGCCACCGCGGACTTAATGTTCGCTCTTGTCAGCAATGATGAATTGAATGCCCTCGGGCAGGTGATGGTCAAACAATTGAAGAATAGATACAATGATCCAACGCAGCCAAAGAGGTTCTTTGTGGGGATTGACAGATCAAAGATGAGGCTGTATGATACAGACAATGCAGAAGAAGACATTGTTGACGATCGGCCTGCATTTGATAAAAGTGAGATGAACAGTCGCTTTGAAGACTTTAAGATTGAATAAGGAGAAGTATAATGGCTAAGGGCAAGAGCTCCAAGGGCAAGAACTACACGTCAAAGGGAGAGCGCAAGAGCTCAATCAGCACCGCAAAGATGCACACTGCATCTGATCGCATGCTGTATAAGATGGCTGCTTTGAAGAAAGGCAAGAACGTATACTTCACTATTGAGAATCCGAACAAAGCGGAAACCAACAAGAAGTTCATCCGCGTAAAAGTTGACGGTCGCCAGTGGCAAAAACGTATGGAAGGTAAAGGTTAATGAAGGCTTGGCTCGTCGTAGAACCGAAACCCGCCCCTGAACTTTTGAAAGAGGGGCTTGAAAACGCAGGAGATCTAATTGCCTACTGTGCCCGAGTATCTAATCCAACTAACGAGTTCAACACAGAGACCGGAGAGCGACTCATCCGATATCTCATCAAGCACAAGCACTGGTCACCTCTCGAAATGTGCTCAGCGACCGTCGGAGTGGAAACGACAAGGGACATCGCAAGGCAGCTGCTGCGACACCGGAGCTTCTCTTTCCAAGAATTTAGCCAGCGATACAGCAATCCAAATGACCTCGATGACACCTTTGTATTGAGGGCGGCCAGGCTGCAGGACACAACTAATCGTCAGAACTCTATTGAGTGCTTCGATCTTGCGATTATTGGGTCATGGATAAAGAAGCAGCAAGAAGTAATCGATAAAGCCAAAGAAGTTTATAATTGGGCTATTGAGAATGGCATTGC